CCCCTCATTTATTTATGGTTTTGGTGGACCAGAATCACCACTACCGGGTTGAACTCCAGAATGGTTATGGTCTGAACCTACATTGATATCATTGTTTGTCAGCGAGCCTAAGACACCCAATCCATCTTTCATTTCAACAGGGCAATTAAAAAATGCCTTGGTACCGAAAAACTCTAATTCGCCAGCATCATTAATCCGGATCTTGGCATTACCGGCATCATTTCTTAATTCAACCGCATCAGTGGCCACACTCTTTAAACGTTTAGGCTGAGATTGCGGCGCAAATGTAGCGAAGCCATCAGATAGATCATGCTTGCGGTTTTCAAACGGTGGTTGAATACCCCCGTTTTGCCACCACAAATCAATGCATCTAGATGAGAAATGTACTAGACACTCATCCCCCCGCTTAACTGGAAATGTTAAAGCAAATCCTCCAGCTTTCGGCCAGCACACTGGCACATCTGGTATTAATGGCAGATCCACTAAATCCATTGAACCATCTTCACGCATAACAGGTATTTGAATAGCTGGGGTAACAGATACCGTTTGTTTATCTGGATCATAAGATTCAACAATACAAGGAAGATTGGTCCAGACTACGGCCAAGGCTGATTTAATCGCATCATTAATGATGTTGAGTAAATGAGGCGATCTTTCGTTATTACTCAAAGCCATATCAATCCACCGCCGTAATTGTAATACCCGATTTAGGAACTACAGCACCCTGACCAACTGAAACTGTGCTTGTATACCAATCATCGCCACGTGTATCGCCGTAATGCTCGACTGCTTTAATGATGTAAATGCCATTAATGCCTCCAGCTGTTTTAAGATCTTTCTGCGGCTGGTCCACCCCCTGACTTTGATAATCAATATCAAAAGCCTGAGTTTGGATGCTTGTTGTGTCAACATGAATTCGCCCACCACGGCGCAATTGCGGATTGAGCAAGCAATTCACCATAAGCCCCTCTGTTGTAAGCTGAGGCATTCCAATCATCCCCGAGCTGGCATCCATTTCAAAAACTGAATCAAGTAAATAGCTACTGATACCCACCATGTATAAGTATTCATCGTCAATGAAGTACTCGGTGTTTGTGTCTTTGCAAAACTGTCTGATCTGGTCGTCTAATGACCCGAACATTACTTTGCCGCGAACATATTTCTGATCACTAAGCTGTGGCAGCTCACCAGTTTCCACCCCATTCGCTTGATACTCTCTTGCGAGCTCATTCTTGACTTGATCGACTGAAGTACCCGCTGCAATGGTTTTATTAACCAGCGCATAGTTTTTAGCTTTATCACCTGACTGAGCCAGAATGCATAAAAAGGTATCAGTTGGGCTTTCACGTCCACGGCGATATTGGAATGTTGAACCTTTAAAAATTGTGGCCAACTCTTCACCATAACCAGCTTCGAAAGTAACCATTGCCCCCACGTTGGAATTATCCTCGCCAGCAAGCCGGTTCATGGTATCGACTGATAAGTTATAGATATAAAACTCCGCTGCTTTGGGTGTTTCAGCTGTAGGTTGATTAATACGAAAAACAATCCGCATTTCTGATAAATCTAATGCCTCTGGCTCCCCATATTTAAGCTGGACGGTTAGCCGGCAATTTCGCTTCCATTGTTCAGTCATTTAAGGATCCTGCCAAAAAAGCTTTATGTTGGTACCTAAATCACTAAATGATTGGCTCTCATCTTCATTGAGGTTTTGAACGTACATTGAGCCGCTAATTACATGACTAAAAGGGCTCAAAATATCGATACCTGAGACTAAGGGAATACCTAAGGCAACAGGCTCAGAATTAGTTTGAAAAATATCTAGGTACCATCGTTTTCGATAAACAAGTTTGAGCTGGTAATTCACCTTGTTCAGTTTGATAAAAAACTTTTGATTGCGATCGAGTAAAGGGATTTCATACAAAGACATTTTAAAGCCCTACCATATAAGCACCGCCAACCTGCCCTAAACCAGTTATTTGAGACAACATAGACTGTTCAACTTGTTTAGGCTGTTTAGATCCCGAGTCAACCACATCAGAGGTAACTTCTGGATTCTTCTGATCAGCAATAGAAACTAATGTTTCTTTAGTGGTTGAAATAAAAACTTTCTTAAAAACAATATCAATCATTAATGCATTTTCGGAAGTCTCCTCTGTGACGTTCTTTAAAGACTTAATGAGCATATCTGTATAAAGGCGTTTGCCAGTAGAGATAACGAGACGCTGGCCTTGTAAAGCCTGTAATCCTTGGTAGATCCCTAGTAGAGATAAATCAGAACCAATGAACGTATTCCCAATAAGTCCATTCATCCTGCCAGCACTTTCAGACCATCCTATTTTCATTGTTACTTCTGGTGGTGCTTTATAACAATGGTCAGAAATAGGTGAGCCCTTTTCTACTGGATGCTCTGTAATAACAAGCTCATCAGAAAGGTTTTCTTCAATCACCACATCAGCAAATAAACCCATTATTGAACGATGACCACCCAGTAAGAGGGAGCCAACTGTTTCAGTGATAGCCATGCTTTTCTCCGGGCATTAAAAAACCCACCAAATAGTGGGTTTAAAATCAAATAAATAAATTAACGCGTTCTATAGCAAGCATCCAGTTTGCCTTTAATTTGCTTATAACATGACCATGAATCATCTTTATAAGTTTTAATCACTTTCTTGGTTTTAAAATCACGCGAATAATCTACTGCATCCATTAAGTGATCCGAATCTTTACCCATGACTATTGACCGTTCTTCAGAATCTGGATTCATGGTCGATTCTTCGACTAAGAAATTTTGTTTTCCAATTTTTAAAGCTGTATACATGCCTCCAGCACCACCGCCAGAAGAAACTATACAAGGCTTAGTAATGTTTTTCCCATCCACAACAAAGCATTGACCTTTTACATCAGGATATTCATGAGCGAAAGCTTGTATGGATATACAAGACATTAACATTACTAAAACCTTTTTCATTAAGCACCTTACCCAATTAATGGCTTCACATTTCTAGCCATTTGAATCATTGTATTTTCATTGTGACGCTGTACAACCTGAGCAGTTTCTTTTGGATTATCTGCGCCATTAATAGTCATGTCAGTTTTATGTGACTGATAGATAGTTATATTAGCAGAACTAGCATTTGAATTGTTCACCTGCTCTTTATGAGGATTACTAACGTTTGCTAAGTTTTTTGTGTTGCTAATATTAATATTTGGGGTTGTGCTTATATTAGGGGCGAAATAATTTCTTTGATGCTTTTTAAAATCCTTGTTCTGCACCATTTCACCTTTTGCAATATAACCATCTTTGTTTGAATCCCACACTTTATTAAGCTCATAAGCCCTACTACCTTTTTTGTAACCATAACCAGTGACAGCAGTATATAGATCCGCAACATTTCGTTTTTTAGATGATTTAAACCCTCTTTCTTTAAAATATTTTTCAACATATACCATTTGCTCATCAAACGATAAGGAGGCAAATTTCTTTCGACTCATACCATAGTACTTTCCTTTTGTGCCACCGCTACCTTCCATAAATTGGATTAACCCGGTAGCTGAAGATTTTGGATTTTTCGCACTAGGGCTAAAAGTACCTGCTGTTTCAAAAGAAATTACAGCTGCTAAATCATTCGGATCTACACCTATACTTTTTGCAACAGCTTCAATCATTTTTGCTTTATTGGAAGTGAAGTTTTTGCTCTTATATTTTTGAGAGAAACTAGAAGAAGAAGCAGAAACATTTTCCTTAATAGCATTAACAGTGGATTGCGTAGCACTAACCACCGCGGCCGCACCTGTTTTAGCAGCTTCAGTTACTGTTGCTACTGTTTCTTTTGCAGTTCCTGCTGGATCTTCAATTGCCTTGGTAACGAACTCTACAGTTCTATCTTTTAAGTTTTTGATTAACTCGGCCAATTCTTTAATACGAGCAATCGCCGTTTCAATACCACCTTCCCATTTGGACCAATCAATTAAGCTCTCTCCACCATTTTTCCAAGTTTGGTAGTCATCCCACAATGCAGCAATAGCAGCGGCAAGCGCTAATACAATACCGATAGGTGAAGCTAAGAAAGCCAAACGTAACGACTTGATCAGGAAAAGTAGCCCTTTCAACATTGGCAATACTGAGGCCAATTTAGCAATCGTTCCAATAAAACCACCAAAGATGACGGCGAGTAAGGCAAACTTTAATCCAGTGGCCAGAATTGCTTTAAACCTTGGATCTAGTTCAGCGAACCAAGCAATAGCACTTCGCAAAAAGTTATTAATCATCTTAAGGATAGGTATAAGTGCCTGCCCTGCGGTCATTACAACAACTTCAGTAATTGCCTTAGTCGTCATCGTAATATCACGGAACTGGACCATGAACTCTGTACCAGATTTAGTTAGTTCATCGGTTAAACCAACGTCCTGCCGTAATTTTTGATATTTCTCCATGTTGCCGATGAACTTATCATCGCGCATGGCCATAAGAGTATTTTCATCAATACCCAAAGAACTGGCATATGCATTTGCCTGGTAGTAATCCATACCTTTCATTGTTTTAGAAAGGTCTTTCATTACTTCGACGCGGTCACGTAACTGGCCGTTACCGTCACGGGTAGCAACACCCATGCCTGTTAGCATGCCTTCATAGCCGGGTGAATTACGCATCTTCTGCGCTACATTCTCAAGCGACTGTAAAGCATTTTGGGAATTACCACCCATCTGAGAAATTGCATCACCGTATGCTCTGATGTTTGATGCAGAAGCGCCAATACGTTGAGATGAGTAATACAGCTTATCTAACTCGCTAGCTGTCTTTGCCACAGCAACAACGGCACCAGTTGCCAAAAGCAATAATGTTTTATGTAGCAATGTTGCTTTGAGCTCTACCCCTTTAAGGGCATCACCCATTTTTCTAGCGCCTTCATTGTCTGTAGAAAAACCTAAGGACACTAAGAAATCACGAATAACTGTATCACTCATGTCTATCTCAACTTTTTTTCTGTTCGTTATATTGTTCAAGTAAAAGCTGGTTATCTGACTGCACATCTAATGCATCGTTCATCAATGCAATATCGGCCAGATCTACTGTTCCATCTTTTAAAGATTCAAAACGACAAAGACCACGAATCACAGGCCGTAAAAGCCAGTCCTCGTGGTCTGGTAAATGCTTAAATTTTATGTGGGCTGTTTCTTGCTCAATGCCTTCGTAAGCAGCCCTTGAATAAAATTTCCCAAGTTAATACGAATCGCTGCAATTGTTAGCGGAAGGATGTGCTCGATACCCAAGTCGTCAAACATCAATGCATCTTTAACTACTAATCTTGCACCATCGCGTGTAACGACTGATAAGCACTTTTTCATAACGTAGTTAGCATCTTCTTCGGGCATCTCTGCAAATGCATCGATAAAAGGCTGAATTGCCGCGCCAAAACTATTTAGGTCAAAATCTTCTAAAGCGCTTAGATCTGGGTTATCTGGATCATCACCGAATTTATCCAATAGGTCCATAATGTTGCTTTTCAGAATCTCAGTCATGAAAGGAACAATCGTAGGAACAATAGGTGCAATTTTTCGCGATACGTGAAATTGATCAAAAGCATCTAAGCGGCCAATTTCGTAATTATGATTACCAATTTGCATTAGTCATACGCTCCTAACTTCTGATCGATTTTGATTGCATCAAAAGCCCATTCGTTAAAGTCACCGACTGACTTATAAGCTAGATCAGCATGTTTCTTAAAAGCACATTTTGTGGCTGTGGCATTGTCCCCAGAACCTGTATGGTTCAATGTGATTGTGTTCTTACCCCACTTCTTCGTGCTTGAACGCTGAATGTGGTAAAGATTGGAAAGTTTGGCATTAACCGGAGATGTTTTTAATAATCGTACAGTCACAGTACCAGACTTATTAGCACTTAATGAATGCATCCCTTCACCGTCTGCGCCAATAGTCATTTGGTTGGCATCAGCAGCCATAGCAATGGTAATACCCTCATCTGCAACGCCAGCGCCGTACCCTAGGTCAATTACCCCGTCATCACTGGCAAGTGTGCACTGAGTATCCATAAATGAATATGTAGACATATTTTCTTGTCCTTATTAGCGATTTACTGAGACAAGCACATCAGAGAAATGTGTTGCACCAGCCAATTTGATTGCAATCTGAAAAACTGGAGATTTACGAGCTTCACGCTCTGATTGAGCTTGATCATCCAGACTATTGGCAAACACGTAATATCCTTTTGGAAGATAATCACCCGTTTCTAATGCCCCAAAAGAATCACCATTCCATTGACCAGGACCAATAAGACCATTAGTTACAGCTTGTTCTAATGCTCGTTCAAGCACCGTACATTGGCGATTTACGCCACTCTCCAGCTGCGGAACTTTAGTTGGAGTGGTGTAAAAAAGATTCCATAGAGCTGTCTCTAAATGGTTTTGCAACCAGTCAAGACCATGACGCTCATCAATGAATGAACCGTCACACATCACGCCTTCTTGTAAAATGGCCGTGTCATTGTTATATCCAGCAAATACATTGCAATTTTTAGCATTCAAGGCTTTCGCTTGCGAGACTTGCAAATCTTCAGCTTCTACACCAGGTAGTTGTTTAAACTTCAATGTAATGGTTGTGTTAGTGCCATTAAAGTTGACGCTAAATGCTCGTCCAAACACCGATGCCGCTGCATGCGGAGTATCACCAGAAAAGATTGTGAAAACTCGGCCATTGTTGGCTTTGCTGAGCTTATAAGCCAGATCAGTTGTGCTGGTACCATCCAAAGCCAAAGCGTTCGTAATTGTCTGGCCATAAATACGTGGTGGATTTGCAGAAAGAATAAATTCACCTACTGCCTCAACATCAGCATCCGAAATTGGCTCAGCGATATCTAATCCATACCATTTAAGGGATTTATCAGCTAAGTGCGTAATAGCATCCATTAAAGGTTCTGAAGCATAACCATTTACTGGTACCGAAGCATGGCCAACTGTTAAGCCCATCAATGAAGAAACATCAGTGCCGGTTGCATTCGCAATAGCGTAAGAAATCGTTGATGCAGCACCAGTGGTTAATGAGGTAATTTCAAAGCGGTTATATACATCGTTCCAAGTTACTGAAGCGGTACCAAGCTTTGTCGTCAATGCTGACGCTACACCATTAAGGTTAGTTACTGCTGAAAGGTTTAAGGCAGTTACTACTTTCTCAACGCCATTAATGGTGATTTTCATCGAACCATCTGAAATAGCTGTAAAGTTCGCAATATCTCGCTGAGCTGTAGATAAAACAGCACCTTTTAAAACTGCTGAACTAGCCGATTTAACCCAACGGCCAATGTATAAAACTCGAGGTTTTGGCACTTGCCCAAAGTATTTTTGAGCAGCTTTGTATTCTGGCGCATCAGTGCCAAAATCTAATGATACTGGCGTTGGATCTGAATATTCACGTAAACGCTCAACTGGATCTACTACGCCATCGGTAGCCCCCAATACAAGCAAAGAGCCAAAGCTACGTGGCCCTGCTGCTAAAGCCGCCAAACTAATGGAGACATTAACAACATCAGAGGTGGACAATGTCATGGATTACTCCTAGGAAATTCTATAGGTCCAGCATCTACAAATGACTTAACAGCAAACGTGCGGAATGTTTTCCGCTTGAATACTGCGGTTAGGTCATATCGATGTACATACTGATTATTGAGAAAGTCAGGCGCGGTGATGATCTCACCGGTACTGATAAATTTGATTTTTTGCGCTTTGAGCTGCGCGATATTTTGCGGAATTGCTAGACCATCTTTAAGGATGTTTGCGATCGATTGGCCGTGGTCACCATAGAACGATAAAAATAGCGTCAATTCTTCATGTCGAATTGAATCCATTGATTCGTCTTTCTGGTCGAAGTAAGGCCCTTCATCAGTTTGTATGTTCTTTACAGCGAAGGCGCACCAATTCTCACCAATCTCAGGAAATGGCGGCGGATCTCTCTGAAAGCGTGGACGAACCATCGCACCAGGCAAAGAAGTAATCCCGACAATGAAAGCTTGAAAAATATCCTCAAGTTCTTGGTCATAAGCAGATCCGCCACTAGGGGTGATATATCCCCCTAAAGCCGAGTCACCCATGAATTACCCCAGTGGTTTAAGCTCACAAATTGCTTTTATGAAACCTTGGCCATAATGCGAGTTATCCGAAACCTGAGCCACAATGTAAGTTTTACCCTTCCAAGTAATCTCATCAGCTTTGGTTTTTTTATCGCCAGGAATCAAAATAAACTGCGTATGAATATTGATGGCACCTTTGATTAATGTCCCATCTGGTCGACGGTCCATCTTGATACCGTTATTTGTAGTAACGACACCATTAAAAGGTTTTGAAATGGTTGTCTCTTGCGGCCGTCCATTATTTCCTACGATGACTTCTGTACGCTTGCAAATAATGCCCGTGTAAATAAAGTCAGGATCTAAGAGAACATCTGAGACATCAAGTTGAGGCACGTTTAATCTCCTTGTCCTTTTTCATGATGATGTAAGTTACCGACTTTCTGAGCTCACCTGTATCGATCAACGGCCGAACAAGACCAGACTCAGCCGTTCCCGATTCAAGCTGCTTAAGATACGTCTTAGCGCCCTTGCGTCCACGCCGTGCTCGGGCACGGATAGTGGTCAAAGATAAAGGGGCAAACTCTCCATTCACGAAATAGGCTCTGACCGAATTCATTGCAATCATCCCAGCGGATTCAAGCAACATCATCATTCTTTGACTATTGCCAGCTAAACCAGCATCAACGGCTTTAACCAGTTTATCGCCAACCTTTTCTTGGACCTGTTCAACACCTGGCACAAGGAAAGGTCGTTCAGGAATATTCATGGCTGGTGAGCCATTTTCCTGAAGGTATCCAATTTGCGCATTAGTGAGACCATCACCATCAGTTCTGGCTTCACCATGAGGAATACCAACTAACACATCCATTTGCGACAATTCAGCGAAAGCTTGAAAGATATCTGCAAGACCTTTACCAGAAGATTTAACACCACTACTCATAGCTGAATGCCTCCAGCGCCAGCCATCAGCAATAACTGAAAAAACTGAACGCCCCATGTGGTTTGGTTCCAGTGGCCAGCATCAGTAATGAGAACGCCTGAAACATCCATTGATTTAGCAACACCATCAACGGATTTAGACGTTTCATTCCCCACAATCTTTCCAGCATCGCCACCAACGGCAGTCATCGCCATCGTACGCCGATAAAGCGTAAGATAATGAGCAATAAACAATGTCAATCCGTAATCAAGCGTATCCTCCCAACGTTCTGGGCGAAGTAACTTTTTCCCAAGGTTTAAATAAAAATTAAACTGAAATGATGGATATTGCGTTGTATCAGCAAAAGCCGGCATTTCTTCACGAAAAGAGGATTCACTGATCATGGGTTAGGTTTCCTTTGGGGTGTCTTTTTCTTTGGCTGGAACCGCTTTGGTTGCATCGGCTTTTAACTTGGCGATTTCAGCATCACGTTCTTTAAGCACCTTTTGAGCTTGATCAAGAGCAGACTTTGACTCTTCCGCTTGAGCCTGAAGATCTTTAACAGACTGGATTTTAAGGTTGGCGATTTCAGTGTCGCGGTCTTTAATAGTCCCTTCAAGTTGTCCGATTTTCTTTGTGGCCGCATCAGATTGCGTTTGAAGAATACTTAATTCTTCATTCGCTATTTCTAGTTGCTTTTGAAGCTCACCTGTTTGGATATCGTTATTTGAAATCTCTTGGCAATGCGCTTTCACAAACCAGTTATCCGCGATTTCGGCATCTACATGCTGCAAACCAACTGCTAATTTATGTGTTCTGGCCTGCCCATTTTCATCGGTTCCGAGATTAACCGTTAATGGACGAGAAAGAAGAATTTGTACTTGTTTGCTCATGTCTTAATTCTCCTTATAGACCATCTGCATAGAATGCAGTTTCAGGATAAATCCATTCAATTGCACCTAAACGACCGTAGTAGGTAGTTAATTGACGTAGATCACGATATTCAACCGGCGTGCGTTGTAACGGGACCATTGGGAAGCGGACACGGTTTTCATTTTGCGTATAGCACATCATGCGGTCAGTTCCCGCCGTGCCACGTTCCATACACCATTTAGAAGGCTGGATGTCTAATGGCTTGCCATTCTTAGCCATTGAGATACAGTTAATTTTGATGTATTCCAAAACTGAAATATTGCCAGCTTCAGAAACTTTGCGTGTTACTGCTAAGCCAAACTGTTCAGGTGGCAACAACAATTTAGAAGGACAAACTGCAAATCCTGAAGCAATCCAAGCGTTATAGAGAATCAAGTTCACATCGGCCAGCATTTCGTCTGCTGTTGCCAATTTCCAGCTCTTATTAACGTTGGTAGCACCAACCTTGTCAGAATTAAGAAGGCCTTGCACACCGATAACTTCATCACCGATATAGACTTGCTCATCGGTATCCATATTGTGCTTAAGAATTAAACCACTGTGTTTTAAGGCATCAACTGGACGACCAGCTTGACGAGCAGACTCTAACTCTGGAATGGTCCAGCCAATTTGATTAGCCCAAAGAGTTAAAGGCAATGCGGTTTTACCGATATCTAACGCAATACCTTGGATAGCATCTGCATTTTTACCAACCCAAGATTTACCTTGAGGTGAAGCACCTCCAGCTGCTGCAAATGTGGCATTTGAGAAACTCGAAATCTCATCTGCAATTGATACATCAGAACGCAAGTCCACATCGCGCCCCCAGGTTACGTCTACCAAAGGCTCATGCATTGTTTGATCAAGACGTTCTAATTCACCAACCATGAAAGCACCAGTACTATCAATAGTTCGCGAATCAAAAGTCATCATATGGTCACGAGTACGAGCGCGTACAGGTGTTGCTGTCCCCATGGCCAAAGCTTGAGCCATAGTGTTCGCAATTAATAGCTTACTCATATTGTCTTTTCTCCAGGCACAAAAAAACCACCTAGTCGGTGGCCGTGCTGTTCAATAATTTTTAAATGTTAAATGAGATTTCTACGTTGCCTTGAGCATCAGCATCATGCATAAAGAATGCATTCGGTAAGATAATGCTGTTTGCTCCATCAGCTGCGGCTTCAATACCTCCAATTGGTTTAGCTTCAGTGCCTGCTGTGATACGCACATATACTGCTCCTGCTTTCTTTGCAGTACCGGCATTACATTTCACCGTCATATAACCACGGCGTAGTTGGTCCTGAATGCCGTTAGGTAAAGGCGTAGCTTTTCCAAGTTCATTTTGAGCTGACTGCGTTGGATAAGCACGGACCAATAGTCCATAAATATCTGCTGCGGTATCTGCCGCTTCTAATAGAATAAATTTTCCATTCACTTTGCTAATTTTGCCGAATAAACCAAATGCAGAGAATTGCGCTCCGACCGGATGCGATTCAATTGTTGATTGGCTTTTACGAGAGACATCACCAGGGATACCACTCGGCATACGATATAAAAATGCATTAGACATAATTCTTATCCTTGATTGGTCCAGAATTCACGGTTGCGTTTATTAATTTCGGCAGGCGTTGGAGCTGAACGACCGAAATCACTTGTTTTAATTCCAGAACGAACCCCTTTGGCATTGTTCTGTTGTTTGATGAGTTCAGATGCTCCAGCAAATGCAGCATCAATGGTGTGAGTAGGCAAATTATCAAAATCAGGATTTTGACCGACAAATGGAGTGATAGCTTTCTGACCATCCTCAGTAGCAAATGCAGCCTTTAAAACTGATCGTTTAGTATTTAAAACAGCCTTGCCATTATTCGCACTGTCAAAGGTAGGCATGCGATAACCAGGCGATAGAATTTCAGCACGTGAAATTACTTCTTTTAATGAATCACCGGTATAAGTTTGAGTACCCGATTCATCCAGTTTTTTTGCTGGTTCTGGATCCGTCAGATCGCCATCATCCTTAGTTTTATTTTCGGGATCGTCATCGTCATCTTCCGTTTTCTTTTCAGGATCATCACTATCTTTGGTTTTCTTTTCTAGCTTAACCAAACGAGAATCCATAGTTTTGAGCATTTTGAGAATTTCACGATTAATAGCGGCATCGTTAGTTTTGCCTTTATCATCTTCTGGCTCTTCATCTTCTGTAGGTAGATCTAAATCTTCATCTTCTACAGCTTGTGCGATTTTTTCAGCTTCTTCCGCATCACCAGTTTTCACCAAGTTGCGAATACGGTCAGCAAAACTGATTTTTTTCTTTTTGACCTTGGTCGTCATAAAACTATCTCCAATCGAGCAGCGAGAACCGCATCGCCCTTTATCAACTAATGCAATATGGTTAACTACAATATTGCTCTGAACCCCTTTGCCCGGGCTGACTTGTGTATATTCAGCATCGTAGCCAAGGGAAATTTCCACCTTGCCTTTTTGCACAGCTTCAATGGTCGCCTCATCCATAATCAACAAATCGCCCATTAAATACTCTGCGTCTTCACCTTCACCTTGGTGAACGTTATGACTAGATCCTTTTGATAGAACTTGCCAATTTTTAGGTGTTACCCAATCTTTTGGATGATCATCTGTTACGGGCTTACCTTCAGTGCTGGCAATAGTCGTGGGGGAAAATAAAACATCATCTCCACGGAAAACCTGAATCAACCCAGTGTTATCAGGTTCAATTGGCACCTCACCATGGCCATAGATTAAAATTCCAGTTCTGGCCAATCGAACATCACGGCAAAGTAAATAACCTTCTGGCGTAATTTCTCGGGTACGGCCAATCTGTCCTGAGGTAAAAATGTTGGACCGATCTACTGTTTTTTTGCCCTTAGCTTTTTTGCTTTTAAACATGGTTCACCTTTTTTCAGGCATTAAAAAACCACCCGAAGGTGGCTGTGTTTGTAAACTGGATTGAAGTAATGCTGGAACTCTATTAATGCTTCTTTGAAATCATATTCAGTGGAGGCATAGACATCTTTAAAAAATATCCTTCCATACTTTTGAACAAACACTCTTCGTTTTGTGTATCGAATAATTTTTTTGGGTCTAGGCCAGTAGCTAATGGAAGCACAATAATTGCGGTTTAGAGGGCTATCCTCTAAGTTCACGCAATCCATTGGAGTACTTAGAGAAATCCTATAGCCATCATGTGGACCACCAAAAATGGTAAAGAAAATTTGCATTTCAAATCTCCGGTATGGACGGTTCAGGATAACAACGGCAATTAATATCACAGCCTGCATGTGCCCTTCGACCAGATTTTTTATCTACTATTGGCGGGTTGGCCCAATAGATAAATTTCCCGTTCAATACCTCATGGTCCATACGGACATCTCCATCTTCTGAATCACGCCATGTATAACCCTCAGATCCAAGATTTAAAGCACGTGCTTCGGTGAATAGAGTTGAAGCCCGACTAACCTCTGTACGGGCAATTGTATTTGCTCTGGATCTAGTCACACGACCAGTGGCCATTATCAATCCAGCTATCTCACTTGAACGATTGCCTTCAATTAGCGACCGTGTGGATAGGTCATGGATGCGTTGAGCAGCATCAAGCGGCAGAGACTGAATAAGTCGCACTTGATCATTTAAGAGCTGTTGATATACGGCACCAGTATCAGTATTGCGGATCTGCTCTCTAACTCCACGTGAAAGATCATTTGCATAGATGAGCCAAGTTTTCTCATCACGTAATGCAACATCGGTAATAATTCGCCCTGCTGCATTCCGTGCCCAATGATGGAGGGTGTTAGCGTAATCATTTAATGAAGCTGCCATTAAAGGATACGTGCGAGGGTCATTTACATCGAAGCCTTTAACAATGGTATCGACATAGCCAGCGATTTTTCTAAGCTGCTGGCTGTACCGTATCTCGGTCTTTCTCGCTAGGTGCGGAGTTATCCGATTTATTTGTCTCTTCATCATCTACACCCTCACCAGGTGGCGGTGGTTCCTCACCATCTGCATCTTTAATTTCCTCATCTGAGATATGAGAGAAAACACCTGTAACTTCACTCGATTGGCGTAATTCTTTTAATGCAGTAGAACGTTTAATAAGCCCGCCTTCCTCAGCTGCAAGTACTGCATCAGTTACTCCTTTCGCGACGTTAGCTTTTTTCTCATCATCCAACTGCCACAGAGACGCGAATATAAAACTAAATGAATCAGGTATAGGTTTACCAAGTACTGACATATGAACCACGGCATAGAGGATCTGCAACGGCGTCCGTAAACGGCCTTCCTGTTGCTGATTAATATTGTCGTAATAGTTAGCTAGATCAGATTCACCTGTAGCATTTAAACCCGCTGGTGACTGACCAAATAAACGTACAAGTGGGATACCGGTTGCGCCTGAAATTTGTTGCCCAAATTGCAGCAAGATATTATCTAAACCAGAAAAGTTATATTGATGGGATTCGTAGGTATCCTCAGCATCCATCAAGGTCAAACCTTCATTTGACTGCCATTGTCGAATCAAATTGATTTGCTTAACGAGAGCTTCATAAAGTTGCCCACCACCAGCGATAAGACTACGCAGCCCTTTTACTTTATATGTCCGTAGATGTGCCTTATAGACCAACTGACCAGCGCCTAAAGTAGCGCTATCAAAAATCGTTAAACGATCTTCCATCCGTTCAATGACTGATTGCCCCCAAAGGTTTTCAGCAATTGATTGGTTGTATGGTAGCTCAACGCCATCCATACGGATGACGCGCGAATAATGGACACTTTGATTACATAAGCCAACTGAATCGGTAATGACATCGTAATAGCGAGGAGTGCCATAATCAGGCCCTAAATCTGTTACCAAATCTTGTAATGTTGGCTGAACCATCCATCGATCAAGAACCAATAAACCTTTAAACTGATCTTTGCCGATAGTGCTGGGGTTTAACGGCGTTGACACGTCATGACCATCGATCATCATGACAGCAATGGCACCACCATAAAGACGGGACCACTTAATTGTTTTATTAAGTCGCCCCCATACTTGTAAGCGATCCATCTCCTGATCTATCTTTTCCGATTCTTTTGGATCTGACAGGCCATTCAATTTGACACCTTTACGTGTCATGTCGTCAGCTACAACATCAACCACTTGGCCAACAACCCAAGAGGATCGATACATTGCTTCAAGCTTTAAACGGTTACGGCTTAAAAAGTTAAAACCATATCCAGACTGATCATGCTGGTTTCCAGTACCTAAGCCAACGCGAGCGGCAAAGTTCTGGAATGAATCTTTTGTAAATTTAACTAAGCCCATAACTTTCTCTTTATAGCTTGCCCCAAATACTGAGCTCGCCAATCTGTGGGTTAAAACAAATCATGACGCTATCTGCCCGGTTAGGTGACGCCGTGCCATCAGGCTGCTTATTGACAAGGATTTTTCCAACACCATTTTTTGTATATGTTGGCTGTGATAGCTCAGTAGTGAGCAATGCCAATTCCTTGGCATCAATATCTTCAGTGGATAGTGAAATGATCATATCTGGGTCATATTCACGGCCTTCGATTGCTCTAAAAGTTTCTTGAAAGCGCAAACGCAAAGACCACCATGATTGGGCTTTAAGATTGGCGAAAAAGTCTTTATTAAGACGTTTCTCTACCATTTCACCCTCAGGGTCATAAACTGAACCAGATCCTCGGAAGGATTCGACATTTACTTCGGGTAATCCCAGTTCACGGCGCTTTTCATTAATTACCCTGGCATCACCACGACACCCCGCACCAAGACCATCAGCATCGTAGAACAACGTGTCTATAGATTGATCAAAGCAAAGATCCATAGCTTTTTGCGTGGTTCCAAAGATGTCATCACCTTTACCCGACCATGTGGCCAAGTACTTCATGACAACGCCGTGACGACCAGAAAATGAGTTTTTATCCTTACCTTCATCGGCAACGTCTAAGCCACCGATACGATCACCAGTTGGCTCAATTAGAAGCTTTTTGTGCGCATCTAATGAAGCTTGAATCCAAGCGCTAGGGATCAATACACCCTCTACAGAAGCGGCATAGTTAATATCGACCTCTTGGGCAAGTACCACATCATCCAATGTGGCCAACTGCTTTTCATACCAAGGATGAATCTCTTTGCCGTTATACGTAACAGTCCAGTTTTTATCTGGGTTAGCTCGCCAAGGCATAGTAAAGACGGCGTAACGGCCGCTGAATCTATCCTGGTGAAATCGGTCGCCGATACCGTTTGGAGTAGATCCTTTAATGTGGACGTTCGTGTTTTGAGAAATAGCAGCATCTACAGCTTCTTGCCGCTCTACGAATGCCCATTCGTCTAAAAAGTACATGGTAGTACGACCACCACGGCCGATATTGTCGCCAGCTTCACCGGTAATGGTTGCGCCGTTATCAGGATTGATGATGCGCATGTAGTTATCATGCACTTTCTCGACAAAGCCCTTAGGCTTCAACCAATTGGGCATTTTGCTAAACATATCGCGGAATTTGTGGAATAGGGTTTTAGGGTCGCCCTTCTTATCTACAAGCTCTTCCTTGCGGCTACCCACTCCACCCGCGAAGCCTTCAACAAACAACCAACGATGCAAGAAAAACCCAAGTACAACGTAACTCATCCCTTCGTCACGCGACTTTTCAATCAAGCCGTGTGTTTGTGTGCTCTCCCGCTCAATCAACCAATCTACAAGCTCGACTTGCTTAGGTCGCAACACAAAGGGAATATTTGCGGGCAATCCAAATGACATACCGCGCGGGTCGTATGTCCAGATCCAATTGTTAAACCAATGTGCCGGATCTGTGCGGCACTTATATAACTCTGCCTGAATGCTAAGTTCGTTTTGCTCAATGGCTGCCTTGTAGTAATAACGCCGTGTCATCTCAGTCATTACTTCAGGCAAGCGTACGTTAATAGTCCACTCTTTAATTAAAGGGGCTATTTCATCTAGTGCGTATGTCATAGCTTTCCATTAATCACTAAGCGCGAAAGCTCAGCCGGTGTGAGTTTTGCAAGCTCCTCAGGTTTATATGCTGGCGTAGGTGGCAATTGGGTATTTTCTGTTTTAATCGCCCCGCCACCAGCTCCAGTAATTTCTAATCGCTTCTCGTAAAAACCTTTCACAATCTTTTGCATTTGGTCCACGATCTTAATGGTCATGGTCACGTTATTTTTTTTGGCGAAAAGTAGATCGCTCAAGATTTTTAACTGAACAATGTCGTTAGCCCCGCTAATGTTGTGAATTGGCTGTTTGAGATATTCCTCTCGCGTAGTCTCAAAAACTTCCTTGAACTCTTTCCTTAGGTCACGCCCAGCAACCTTGGTCGGGTCGTATGCTTCCACTTGCTGCGGCGACACAATAATGTTGAAAGTTTCCTTGATGGCCTTAACAACTTCTGTGGGTGTCATGAATTGCGCAAGTGACCGAACTATAAAGAGTTGCTCGGCTTTTTTTAGCTTCGCCATAATTCAAAATCCATCAAGGCTCATCAAGGAAACAAGTCAAAAAAAATGAGCCAAACGGCTCAACTAATTAGGCAAGTTCCACAGCACTTGGAAATATTTACATCAGATACAAACGGCGCTTGCTTCGCCACTTCAATAAGTCGCTTCACGTTCTCGTCTGCTCCCCATCGTTTAACTACGCCCACAAACTCTTCAACGTCATGGCCAGCCAAATAATGTTTTGGTAAACCTGTCATATCGCTATAAAGCGGTTCGCCGTCTTCGTCACGCTCAACGCCGATGTGATAAAGCTCATGTTCGATTAAAGCGCAAAAGTCTCGGTCCGTAGCTTGCTCACAAAAGCTTGCATCGATCGTAATCAAATAAACTGGAACATAGCCGAACCAGTCGCGCATCTGTTGCTCTTGTCTTGCTTTACGCCAACCACCAACGTTAAACATGACTTTCTCGCATTGGCCAGAAACCATTTGTTTTTTCACGGTACAAGCTTGTGATGCCCATGCAAATGCAATAAAGCCCTCATTCTCATGTATGAGCTCAGCAATATGATCATGGTCTGGATTGTAGAGTTCACCTTCAATGGTTAAATAATTTTTAATAACCCAATCCATTAGATCTTGTGCTGGTGTTAAGCGTGTAGCTTCTTCATCATCCGCTTGATCAATAAAATCAGTCGGTGGAAATGGTCTTACTTGTTCCATCTTCAAGTCTCTCTAATTCGCCTTTAATCCAATCAATGACATATCCGGATAAAATAGAATCTGGGTGAAATCGTTCAATCTTGAAACCCATATCTTCTGCTTTATCGTATCGATCAAGACTCCATGCTTTATTAGCCAACTTGCCACCGCGTCCTCCAGACCAAGGCCCACCCTCAATCTCAATCAACAAGCGTAATTTCACAACATGGAAATCAAAGCGCCAATGTTTTGTGTGTATAGGTTGAAACTTACTTTCAAAACCAATTGCCAAATCTGTTAATTCTTCTTTAAGCGTAGCTTCAGCTTCTAAATAGTTTTGCTTGGCTTTCGGCAACGGCGTACTTTTTGGTTTCGATTTCTGTGGGCGCTTTCCTGTGAGCTTGAAATATTTACCGGCTTCCATATAAACACCCTTACATCACGGCGACCTTTCAACCAATTTAATTTTTTAATGGCTAAAAAAAATCGCTCATCTAAGTGAGCGATCTGTTCTTCTGTGAGGCCTTTTGTTGTGCAACTGCCTATATGGTTTAACTCTTGCTCGGTTTCCCGAATTTCAACATCAATATTTTGAAGCATGGCATCTCCAAATACAAATAGAAAAAGCCCCGCCAATAATCGATATTTAGCGGGGCCATTTTGCGCCGTAATACGTCCGGCAAACGATAAAACTAACTTTTAGATGTGCGAAGAATCTCTAATACTTTGTTTGTTAGATCGTGAAGATCAACGCCGTGAGGATGCCAAAACTTATAAAACACGTTGTCGCGATTATAAATTTGAAGGTAATAAGTTGATGGGTAGTTTGGATCAATTTCTGAAGCTTTAAATATCTTCACATCTTTTTCAATCTCTTGACCATCTAATTCACCGCCAACACAAAGTGTCATGATATTTACCAGTTTTAAATTAAACGGGAATATAGCACACATTAAAAAAGCCCACCGTTTGGCGAGCTCTTTAAATTTTTTCAGGCGATCTATGTATAAAGCGCCCATTTTAGAAATACTTATACTCAACCGTTCTGTTTAAGTCAAGCTAATGATATTTCTTCTGGTTCAAAATGAAACGATCTAGCTAGGCTAGTTCTAATGCTGTTTTCCCAATTTTCGATACATGCTTCAGCAATTATTTCATATGGCTCATATCGCTCAGAATAACCAGACTTAGAAACTTTTAATTTTGCGATCGTAATTTTTTCATGCAATGTGTATGGTCGCTTCCCTGTACCTGCGCATTTTTCACAAAATTTAGATCCATCCGGATATCCCTTTTGATTAAACAATTCTAGTTTACCAATACCCTGACAATGACCACACATTGCCTTAGTAAATAATCGGCCACGCAAAACAACTTCTGCTATTCCCTTGGCCACATTGGATAAATCGCCCTGGCAATTATTCGGCTTGAAATTCTTTTTAATCATTTCCCTGTGGATCTTCCCAGCCAAAAAGTTTCTTACACGGAAAAAATCAGCAGAATTAATTTCACCTTTTTTAAATTCCACTTTGCCAGGTATTTCACCTATACGCTTTTTTACTTCCTGACCGTTAATTATCCTGGTCTCATAAATTTTCTTTGATTCAGTCACCTCTGTTATGCGTTCAAAATCAACTCGCTCAAGCAGGAGCTCTGCCCATTTTTTTGCACCTGCAGGTAATAATGCAATTTCCCCCAATACAACATGCTTTGTAATTTTCCCCTTACCTTCGCTCTGAGCAATAGCAAGGCGAAGTAACTCAATAAAATCAAACTTTTCAACTAACATAATCGCCTTCCTATTTACCCTTTACCATGATTAAAAAACAACTTCTAAAAACCTTTAACACATCAAAACTTTGCATATCGCCCGAATACAAGCATTGCTGCATCTCGTGCATGTTCATTTGTACGTTTTGCCCACCCTGTAAGTTTTAAAAAATACTTTGCATCGGTTTTGGTTTTGTTCGCTGCTGGGTGAATCATCTTGTAATTCAGACCTTGCTCTTTGCACCAATCTTCCCAAATTTGAGCATCACGCTTAACTGAACCAATCCCCTCACGTACACCGGCCCCACTTTTCGCTTGTCGGGCATCGGCATTTCCAAACCAAGTGCGTAAACGAGCATCTTCGATATACAGCATGATGTTTGCCTTACCATGCGATTCAACAAGCTCTAAAACTCGGCTCATAGCTTGAGTAATTGTGAGAGAACCAACATCCTGAAGCTCGCCACCTTTCCCCTGGTCAATGGCTACAGCAAAACCAGTATGCACCCCTGTATCAACACCGATTAAAACCTTACTCATTTTTCACCTTCCTTAACCGCTTCCTTAACTGCTTTTTCTAATCGAAGTAATTCGTTGTAATCAGTGTTAGATAAACCACTACGGTTGTATCTACCTCTTAATTTTTCACTGCGAGCAACTGCTTCAGCTAAATCGAAATTTACTCGAGTACTCATGCTGCCGCCCCTTTGGATGGAGTTTTAAAACCCATATCTATCAAATACGGAATGAATGGTTTTTGTTGCTCAGGATCTACCAGCTTTTGAGCCATGCGCTTACCAGCATCCATCCAAGATTCTCCGGAATGACAAAATGAATCTTTGAAATCAGGATGGTTTACAAGACGTCGTGCAAACGTGAATAGCTGTTTATCAGATGCGAAGGTGATCACATTAGGAACTTGGTTTTCAGATTGAACTGATTGTCCATTTGAGCTTTTGTTTTCAAAAGAACGTGGTGCTGGTGTTTTCATCTTTGCGTATTTAGCGCGAGCTTTAAGCATCCACTCTGCAAAAAATTTAACCATGTAATCATCTGAGTGATTTCGATCTTCATTAAATCCGTTAAATGCTTTTAACTCTCTCTCAAACCAAGATGCACTAAAAATCTCGTTGGTATCAATTGACGGATTGATAGAACAAATTTCTAATTTCAAATTTTCCAAAACAAACCATGTATTTTTTTTATTTTGATAAGTTGGTTTTGATAGTGTGTTTTGTGTGTTAAAAATTTTAACTAGCAGGGGTAAAAATTTTTTACTAGCAGTAGTTAAATTTTTTAACTGGCAAGTGTTTTCAAGGTAGTTAAAATTTTTAACTAGCAAGCGTGATTTCTGAGGGAAATTTAAACAGAGATTTTTACTCTTTTTTACTTTAAGTAATTTTTTGGGTGCAGGTTTCTGGTAGTTAAAATTTTTAACTAGCTGACCATTAAATAAACTAAAAGATTGAATAAGTACTGAGCTTTTATTTGGGAAGTTTATATACTCTCCTACAAAATAATTGTCTATTAATGAGTAAACATTCCCGTATACAGATTGCTCATGTTTCTTTACTAACCCAACTTTGATGAGCTCTTTTGTACACCTAACAACAGTAGGATGACTTTTGCCAGACAGCACTTCTAATTGGGTAAGAGAAAGTGCGTCACAATCTTTTGCCCAGCCACGTGTTTTACGATTAATAATTAAATAGATTTTGACAGATGCATCTGAGATTTTACTCATTGCATCGTCAACAAAAGCATTGGCTACTTGAAAGGAATTAGGGATGTATTTACTCATGATGTTTGAACCTCATGATTTTTATGATTTCTGCGCTTATAACGAATGTCATAGCAAGCCTTACAAGTTGCACAGAAAATAGCTGAGCCATCTTTTCTTTTTGAACCAGAACGCCAGAAAAATTCCTCATCTAATGGGAAATACTCATTGCAATGGATACAGAGTTTTTCTGTACCCAATTCAGTTTGAATGGTTTTTGGCAAAGGTGAATTCGTCATTTAAATTCACCTTCTTCAATGATCTGAATGAAGGAGCCTAAATAGCGGATCCGCTTAGCTCTATAAAGACTCGAAATAATCACCCCGGCGTGATAAAGATTAATCCCGTGAACACCATGTTGATCTACACGCGACTGCATAAACTCATCCCGTGTTACGGCTGCATTTTTTTCATCACGATTTTGGCGAGCTAAATTTTCCTTACGTTTTTTAAGTAAACCAGCTAAGGTTCTTAAAGCAGGCTCATGCCAGGATTGATAACTTTGCTGGCGTTTCTGCTCTTGCAGATTGTCTTTAGTCGTTTGATTTGATAAATTAGTTTGCATATTCGATTCCTCTAGCCAGTAATTGAATGACTAACCACTCCTGTTCGCGCAGGAAGTGGTTTTTTAATATCCAAGCTCTTCGTTAATACCAAAGTCTTCGATGTCGTCTTGAAACAAGTCATCGACTGAACCTAGGCGTCCCATATACGCTTTTGATAAATTCAATAGTGCTGCCAGTTTCTCCTTATGAATTAACTTGTATTTCTTCGGTACGATTTTTAATTCAAGCAAATCCAACATTGCGCAAACATTCTCAATATCTGACAAGCCATTGGTTTTTTTGTCATTTTTAAATCTTGAAAATGTAGTTGGATCTAATCCCAACTTTTCTGCAATCTGGGAGTTATTGCAGTTTGCAAGGATGCGTAAAACCCTTGTAATGCTATTTCTCGCAGTTGCACTCAATTCGGTTGATACTTTGCTCATAATGATTCCTAAGCTGTTTTTGAAGTTCCTAAAAAGAAATCAAAAAGGCTTTTGTGAGTTAATTTTTGATTACTTGCGTCAACCATTTTTTGGATGGTTTCCATTCTTGGTTTTTTGCGGCCATGGATTAAATGAGTTTCCATATATCCATAAGTAACTTCAGCTTTTTCGCAGAATTGCTTACGTTCACTCTCACTTAGTCCACGCCAAAAGCTATAAAGGGTAAGCATAAATACACCTTAACGGTAAATACTTAAATAAATATACCCACAAGGTAAATAAAATACAACCTGTCAGGGTATTTATTTTTTCTACCTGTCAGGTATTTTTGGATTCAGCGCTAGAGGTGAATTGAAAAATGAGTGAATTAAAGACTATTCATGAAATTCGACTTGGTAATACAAGGAAATTAATGAAGGAATCGGGACTAACTCGTTCTGAATTTGCCGATAAGATAGAAATGTCTTACAACTTATTGAGCCAATATATTGGCAAGAACCCCAGTAAGAATATTGGTGATGAAACAGCTGTAAAGATTGAAGAGGCTTTCAATAAACCACGGGGCTATTTAGACCAATCAGATACTCAGAGTGAAACTGTACAAAATAAGAATATCGCAGCTAACTTCACAAATTTTGACATTGAAGAGTTTAAGAAAAAATACAATATTCCAGATAGTGAAGATGCAGTACTTTTTACAAATACTATTGAAAAACCTTTAGTTATTTCTAAACGATGGGTTCCAGTTAAGGCATACAGTAAGATGGGCATGGACGGTTACTTTACAGACATGGGGTATGAAGGGAATGCTGGAGATGGCTATGTGCCTACACATACCGCAGGAGAACGTTCATACGCAATAAAGGGAACTGGAGACTCAATGTATCCAGCCATTAGAAATGGATGGTATGTTGTTTGTGATCCAGACGCAGAATTAACTCCTAGTGAGTTTGTCCAGGTATGTCTAAAAGATGGCCGCTGCACTATCAAAGAATTGATTGGTATTCATAACAATGTCTTAAACCTACTTGCTGTAAATGGCGGGGAAAGGCTGACCTTTGACATGGAAGATGTTGAAAGTATTACGGCTATTACAGATATTGTTCCACCTAGTCAGCATAGACAACAGCACCCTAGATCTATTTAATTTCCTTTTATTAAAAATTAAAGATTTGAACAACCCACTTAATTGTGGGTTTTTTATTATTATTTATAATTATTTACCTTAAGAGTAAAAAAATAATCAATAAATTTTACCTCATGGGTATTTACTTTATTTTACCTTATGGGTATATTTTTCTCATGGACAGCAAAAAGCCCTGACAACTTTCCACGGCAATCAGGGCTCTTCACTTACATGAGGTCAATTATGAACGTAAATACAATTCCTTTCAACCACATCAAAGTGACAGGCTTCACAGCTTTGTTTTTGATTGCTGGTTTAGCATCTTGTGAATATAAAACTGCACAATCAGGCTTCGCTTCTAAACCCTACACATTTACACCACAAATACAGCCGAGTGATTACGGCGTACAAACGGCAAAAATCACAGGTAAAACCTCTGGTGTTGCTGTTATCAAACTTGATGACTTTCGTGTAAACGTTAGTTTTGACTTTGAAACACATCCTGACAGCTTCGGAGTACCTGGTTCAGAATTTACAGCCGTTGATGTAACCCAGCTCACAATTAATGAGATTACCGATATAAACGGTAAATCTTACAGTGATTTCACTGATTACAACGATCACCGCAATATCAATGCTCTTCTTAAAGGCTTCATCGAACGTAATAAGTTGGTGGAGGCTTGATCATGACTAATTTCAAGAAACACCCTGACGGCTACAAGTCATATTTAGGCCGTGATGAAACTGGTCTCTATTCAGTTCGCATAGGTTGGCAAGTATTTGCTTCAAACGCTAATGGCAAAGTGCTTTACAAAATCAGCAAGGATGACGTTAAAACCCCTTTAGATGTTGAGCAATTTAAAAAAGATAGCCCAGCAGTTTGGGAAGTTCTAACTCAAGAAATTAGATCCCAGCGCTCTAAGCAACTAGCTAAAGATCTAGGTGGTTCACACATTTCGTCATATGACCGCAAAGCTTATAAGCAAAAACGCGGCTTCACTGGTTCAAGATAAGGATAATAAAAATGACTACTGAAAATTCAAAAGACAACTTACACATCTGGAATGCAGTTAAACAGACTCCTACCAATTTTCTAAAAAAAATTGAGTTTGGTTATTTAAAAGGCAAATCAGATATTAATCCTCAATGGCGTTTTATGGCTATGACTCAAGCTTTTGGCCCCGTTGGTCATGGGTGGACGTATAGACATGTTCGCTTATGGTCAGAAACTGCACCCGATGGAACTATGATGGCATTTGCCGAGGTGGCAGTAAAAACAAAAATAGACGGTGTGTGGGGTGAGGAGTTCTTTGGCAATGGAGGTTCAGCAATTGTTGAACTTCAAAAAGGCAAATTAGTCGCTATTGATGAAGGCTATAAAAAGGCTGTAACAGATGCGCTTGGGGTTGCATTTAAAGCTATTGGTATAGCTGCTGATATTTACCTGGGTAATTTTGATGGTAGCAAATATTTATACAACTATGACTTTGCTTATCTTGAGCAAAATACCTCTGTACCTGTATCTAAAAATAACCAAACGCAGAATCCTCAGCCAAAACGAACACAAGATCAACTTTATCAGGATGCTTTAAAAGCAATTAAAGATGCGCCTGATACAACAATCCTTAAGGCTGCGGCAAATCGTTTTAAAGGCACAACCTACGAAGCCGGCATCAAAACAGCTTGTCGAGCTCGTGCAGATCAAATGGGCTGGAAAACCAACCCTAGCCGAAACCAGCAACAAAACCTAACTCAACCACTCCATCATTAATTAAAGGCAGGAACTAAACATGACTAATTTAATTTCAAACCAAGAAGCCTTTAATGCTTTGATGTCTGGCAAAGTTATTCTTTGCCGTCACATCGATGGTGAGTTTGATACGCTGGATCAGTTCCCAGCTACAGTATTTTCATTGCCTGGCTATGAGTATTGTATTCAACTGCCAAAAATTGAATTGGCTGGCATTACTTTTACTCAACCTCTTACGCTTGATGATGTTAAGCCAGATCAAGACATTTACCTTATTGAACCAACCGGAAGCATTTACTGGTACAAATTCAATGAAACCGCTGCTCTTAAAAATGCTATTACAAATGGTTTTGCTCAAGCAGATATAGAAAATGCCCGGCTTCAATTAAAAGCATTTTGTGCTGCCATTGGTCGTGATGTAGATACAAGAGAAACACTTGTCGTACCTATCGGTGGTGCCGATAAACAAAAAACTGGTAAGAAAAAAACCACAAAAGCTGCATCAGCAAAACAGGTTGAGCAAACTAAGGCTGAGGATCCAACTCATGCTGAAGTGTTGGGATCCCCTTCTACAAACAACACAGCTTCCCAGCCTACAAGTAATTTACAACACCAAGTTTTATTGGACGCTTTGAAAATTGCTAATACAGAACATGAAGTCGAGAACATTTGCTCAGGTCTTGAAAAAGAAGGCTTTACTCAAGAGCAGTTAGTTGAAATTGAGGTTGCTAAACAGACTCGTTTAACTGAGCTCGATTTTATTGAAATGGATGCAGCTGATGAAGTTGGTGATCAAGTATTTTCTGTTTTATACGATTCATTTATTAGCGAGATTGAATCTTGTACCTCTGCTGAAGAACTTAATGCCGTTAAAAATAAGATTGGAGCAAATGGTCATTTAGAAGATCAAGAGCGCGAAAATTTAATGGAAGTTATTCGAGAAAGAACTTTCAGTGATAAACCGACATCGGCACCCAAAGCAGTCCTTATAAGTCTAATTGATCAGGCCAACACATTAGATGAGTTAGCCAAAGTTAATGACACTATTTTAGCAAGCTCAAAAAATCTTACTTCTGAAGATTTAAGTGAATTGAAAATTAAGAGCGAGCAACGCAAAGAACAACTTTCTCAGCTTGATTTAATTGATTCTGATCCGGATTACCCTTCGTTCGCATACTCTGAAGAACTAGTAGACGAATTAGCATTTGATATAGATATGGCTGGGAACGCTGAGGAAGTTAATGCAATCTTTGACCGCACTCGCCAATGGTCAGAAGCACAACGCAAACCTTTACTAGATGCTTCTTATAAACGCCTTAATGAGTTAAAAGGCAGACCACTAATTGAGCGAATCCATGCAGCACAAAACATAGATGTTTTACGTGCTTTATTCGCCGAGATCCGTCTGCTTGAAAACGGGACTCAAAAGTATGAAGCAATGACAGCATACAAAAACCGTGAAGCTCAATTACCTGGCGCACCAATGGAGATTAGCCAATGAAATATCGCTACTCAACAATGACCCGCACTTTACTTGTGATTGGTGCTCATATGAATCATCAGTTCGACAACGTAAACCCTTCTGAAATTGAATATTGCTTAGTGAATGTAAAGCTTAAAGAAGCCACATGGAGAAAGTGAATATGAGTACTGCTACTGAACTTAAAAAAGCAAATGAAATGACTAATTTCAAAAAATACAAAGCGAAGGTTTACGAGGCTCTAGCAAAGGATACTTACGGTTTAACAGTTTCTCAATTGGCGACCGTATGCAAACTTAGCGCGAAAACTATTAAGCAAATATTGGCTGAACTTGAAGTTGAGAAAAACGGCGATGTTTATTTATTAAAGATTAAACAGCCAATTCCCTCAACTCCTCAGTTTCCAATTTATGATAATTGGCTGTCTAAAAATATGGCCACGCTTCGCCAGGCTACAGCTCATCTCAGTAAAAATGATGTTAATGACATTATTGAAGTTGCAGGTCGATTAATTTGGGGGGCAGCTAAAGCTAAGGCTGTGCCAACTTGGATTAGCTTAGAAAATGACGAGCCACCAATCGACAAAATGGTGCTTATTTGCTGGGCTGACGCGCCAGATATTGAACCTGAAATTGATTACATGACTACAGATGAAGACTTAAATCATATTTGGGCTAATTTTGACAATGATCCTCCTTCTCACTGGATGTACTTCCATAAGGTGCCAAGCAAATCAGGAGCTAGAGAATGAAAGAAGCGCTCTACGGAACAAATATTTTATGGTTTTTAGCTTTTTTAATTGCAGTGTTTTGGTGAGGTAATCTAAATGAAAAGTATTAATAAACAAGCTGAGATAGATAAGTTCAATGCCGCCAATGATAATGAAGAATTTTCACCAGAATCACTTGCGGCAATACTTGATGTTTCGACTTCTTGGTTGCAGAAAAAGCGCTGTGAAGGTGGCGGCATTCCTTTTGCAAAAGTTCACTATCGAAAAATTATTTATAAAAAAGCTGATGTTTTAGCTTATATTGAACGGCAGCGCATCCAATCAACATCACAAATGGCGGTTTAACCGCCTTTTTTATTGTAAAAATTTAGTAGGCAAACAATAGGCTTAAAACTAATAAAAATAGGCAAAATTACAAAAATAGGCAGATAGTAGGCAAATAAAGTATATTGTCGTATCATGACATGAACTTTAGTATTGTTTCAGGCATTTCTATTAAAATACAAATACTTAAAAATACTTTTCATGTGATTATATATAGTCTAATATCGTTTCATATTGCTATAGAATCATTTTCACCCGAGAACTCATCGGGTTCAGGGTAACGACACATGCAGCGGCATCTTCGGAGCATTTATTTTAATATAAAAACAATAACTTAACTCAAGAAATATCAATTTCAAAACCTATTATTTTTCACCAAATTAATCAAAAATAGGCTTATAGTAGGCTTCAAAAATATTGTGGTATATTGCTGCGTATCGTTTCGTACTTTTTAAGTCACCATGACCCAAAGATATAAGCTTACTAAAACATTTATCGATAGCATCCCCCTCGAAGAAAGCGGAAGTAAATTTTATCGTGACTCAGTTACTATTGGTTTTGGCTTAATTGCCACAAAGTCAAAAACATATTTTGTTGAAACGAGAATGCCTGACGGTAGAAATAAAAGAAAGTCTATTGGTAAACATGGTGTATATACTCTTGAACAAGCACGTACAGAAGCAAAAAAAATATTGTTAATGATGCACCAGGGCATTGATCCAGTTGCTCAAAAAAGACAATTAAAGAATGACTTTAAATCCGAAAAAGAAGCAAATGAATTAATTCCAACGCTTGAACAAGCATATGAAGTCTACAAAAGTAAAAAGAAGCTAAGTGCTAATACAATCAATGCTTACGACCGATGTGCTAATGATTATTTTAAAGATTGGAAAAACATCAAAATTACTGAAATTTCTCAGAAAATGACTTTAAACAAGCACATGGATTTATCTGAGCGAAGTTTAGCGCAGGCAAACCTTGCAATGAAGTTTTTATCAGCTGTCTACAACTTCAATGCTTCGATTCTTTATAACGATAATGATGAAAAAATTATTACAGAAAAAAGCCCTGTTGGGGTTATTTATAAAGAGAAGAAATGGAACAAGATAAAACGTCGTAAGGGGTATATTCGAGCAGACCAGATACATGACTGGTCACTTGCTGTGTGTACCACTTGGTGGGCAGGCAATCAAAATTTAAATCATCGTGCCTACACAAATCAGGACTTCTTACTCCTATTGATCCTAACCGGATTCAGAAGAGAAGAAGGTGAAACACTAGAATGGACAAATGTTGACTTAAAATATGGAACTATAAAAATTCAGGATCCGAAAAATCATGAAGATCTACTTCTCCCCATGGGAGAAATGCTTTGGTATATCTTGTCAGAACGCAAAAAACTTGCTGGCAACAATAAATACGTTTTCGCTGGTGATACGCTTGATTCACATATCGTTGATAAGCGTGAAGCTCGTCATACGATAACTGAAGCAACTGGCATTGAATTTACATTTCACGACTTGCGGAGAACCTTCGGAACTATCGCAAATAGTCTAGCGATTGGTAGTTACACAATTAAAAAACTCATCAATCACATGGTTGGTGATGATGACAACGATGTAACCGATGGATATGTCCAAGTAACTTTTGATGATCTTCGCAAAGCTATGAATATGATTGAAAATGTTGTGTTATCTGGCATTTCAAAAGCTTTGATCAAAAACCGAATCTACTTTGAACAAAAATCAATAAGGAATATGCAAGAAAAGTGGATTGAGCATAACAATATTATTATAAGCAGATATCGTGAATAGTTGGGCTGGTTAAGATGGTCCTAAATATTAAATCGCTTACTACATAATTGAGAATTAGCAAATGAAAGATTGGGTCTACTTTTATATTGAATACACAATAAAATATGGTGAGCCATTTTACAAAGAGATAGGATGGTCATTGGGTTTAAGTAATAATTATATGGTAGTAAGTTTAATACATAGTTGACATAGGATTGATTAAATAATTTTAGAGGGATCTTAATATGTGTGCTAACTACGAACCAATATCAAAAGACCGGGTACACCTTTTAGATTTACTCGAACCTACCTTCGACTATAAGGCCGATGTTTACCCGGGTTACGACTGCCCTCTTATTTTTTCTAAAGATGGCCATATAGAATGGCGCCAAGTTAAGTTTGGTATGATCCCACCTTGGCAGCACGATTTAAAGTTCTCCAAGTATACATACAACGCTAGAACTGAAACTGTAGATAAAAAGCCTAGCTTTCGCCACGCATGGTCTAAAAGTCAGTTTGCACTAATACCAGTCGAAAAGATTTATGAACCACGTTATGTGAATGGCAAAGCAGAACGTTGGGGAATATACCGCGAAGATGGCCTACCTTTTACGGTAGCCGCTATTTACGACTCTACTGTGATTGATGGTAAGCAAGTAAGATCTATGTCGATGTTGACTATCAATGCAGACAATCACCCCTTCATGAGCCAGTTCCATAAACCTGAAGACGAGAAACGATCGATTATTGTTATCCCTGAAGAATTCCGAGAAGACTGGCTAAATTGCAAAAATGATGATGCAAATCAGTTTTTCTTTGAAATGCCATTAGGTGAATTTACATCAAATTATTTTCCAAAAGCTAACAAAAAACCGCCAACCTAAGTCAGCGGCTTTAAACAATGTATCTTAAGTAGCAAGTTTATTAACGAATAATAAGATCAGCTACTTGGAGTAAGTCAGCTATAAAGCTTAATACTCGCAAGCAAACGATTAACGCTTGGTTAACCATCGTCGCTCTCCTTAAAAGAGCATTGCCTTATGCAAAGTTTTGCGCTTTAATAACCTTACTGCGTAGCGAAATTTATCGCCGTAGTCAGCGTCGCCTTAGCGCGTCGGAGACTAGAGTTAAATTTCATATCGCAATCCCCATCGTTAAAGTCAGTAACGTAGTCAGCGTTAAAGACTTCAGCGAACTGTGTTGTAAAGCAATGCAGCTAAGTTTCACTACCCTCAGTTGATATGTTCCTGCAAGAAGTAGTCAACTGAGGGTAGCCCCATTCCTTCCAAAATTAATCAATAATTACTTACCGAGTTTGATGGCTTGGAATCTAGAAGCATTGTGCCTCTATGTGGTTAAGATATGGGATTTTTTCCAGTAGAGCAATCTTGACTTTTTAGTAATTTTTTATCTTTTTGATATATCGGTATATACCATAGCAAAACTATTAAAAAACACGTTTAGATAACTTTGTGGATAAGTCCAATATCAATAACTTAGTTACAATCGATTTATAAAGTGACTCATTTTGTTATAATTTTCTTGTTACTGTTTTCACCCTATAATTCCAAGTTTACAAAGTAATTTAATTTGAAGAAATTCCGACCAAACGCAGATTAACACGCGTCAACTTTTGACTTCTATTTGTTTATCCACAGGTTTTTAAATTTGAAATTCAACTAAGCTCTAGCATATCATCTTGAATATGTTACAAATTCAAGTTAAGGGGTATTCTATGAGCGAAATTGCACCATCCATCATCCAGATAAAACCATATTTACAAAGTAGTATTGTTTTATCTGAAGCCTTATCAATCAAGCAAGTTATACCAACCACTCACATGCTTGTCCCCTATGCTCTAGAGAAGATTTCAGCAGGTTTTCCCAGCCCAGCACAAGATTACATCGACAAAGCTCTCGATATGAATGAGCACCTAATAAAAAATGAAACTGCAACCTTCATTGTCAAAGTTGCTTCCCTTTCAATGCTGAATGCAGGTATTGATATTGATGACGAGCTTGTTGTAGATCGTAGCCTTGAAGCGAAACACAACGATATTGTTGTTGCTCTTATTGATAATGACTTCACTGTTAAGCGCTTAATGATTGATGAGAGAAAATGGCTCAAGGCAGAAAATCCTGAATATAAAAATATTTATTTGTCGGATGGCCAAGAGTTAATAATTTGGGGTGTTGTTACTTATATTCTAAAAAATACAAGAAAATGATCATGAAACATGAGAACAAAGTCTTCTTTCTCATCGATGTAAATAACATGTACGTTTCATGTGAGAGAGTCTTTGATCCATCTTTGAATGATAAGCCCGTTATTGTGCTCAGCAATAATGACGGATGTGCCGTTGCTCGCAGCAATGAATCAAAAGCATTAGGCATTAAAATGGGCGTTCCTCTATTCCAGATCAAAGAAATTGTTCAGCAAAATAAGGTAATCGTACTTTCAAGCAATTATGCAATGTATGCAGAAATGTCACGGCGATTTCATAAGATCCTTAGTTCATACGTAACAGATGAAGAAGTTGAGTCATACTCGATTGATGAGTGCTTTGTTGATTTCACAGCTTATGAGAAGAACTTTGATTTAGAAAAAGTTGGCCAAGAGATGCGCCAGCAAATATGGAAATGGCTTGGTTTACCAGTGTGCGTTGGTATCGGTAGAAGCAAAACAGAATCGAAGATTGCGAATCATATTGCTAAAAAGAATGCGGGTTTTAACAGTGTATGCGATCTCGTAAATATGGATCCGTGCAACAAAGAATATTACTTTGGGAATATCGATGTTTCAGAAGTTTGGGGTGTTGGCCGTAAGCACACTAAAAAGCTGCAAGGTATGAGTATTAATACGGTGCTTGATTTAGCTTGTGCTGAACCTCGAGAGATGCAAAAGAAATTTTCAATTGTGATGGCAAGAACAATCTATGAGCTTCAGGGTATCTCATGCATCGAGATCGAGCACACTCCCCCTTCTAAAAAACAAATTGTTGCAAGCAGGTCTTTCGGTGGTCGTGTAACCGAACTAACGGATCTAAAAGAAGCTATCTCGATGTATGCTCAAGATGCGTGTAAACGCTTGAGAGATGAAGAGTTGTTATGCGGTTGTATGATTGCTTTTGTACAGTCAAACCCTTTCGACCCCAATGTGCCATTTTACAATAAATCTATTACAGGCTCTTTTTCAGAACCCACTGACTGCGCAATTGATTTTGTTAAAGCGGCTACAAGGATGTTGAACGAAATTTATAAAGGAGGAATTAAATATAAAAAATGTGGCGTAATACTTACATGTCTGGAGCCAAAGTCTGGCCATACATATGACCTGCTTACTGATTTTGCACACATAGAGAAAAAGGAATGTTTAATGAAGGCTATGGATGGTATCCATAGTAAATTTGGAAAGAAAAAAATAGGTGTCGGTCCATGTTTTGTTCCTGGTCGGAATTGGTCAATGTCGAGAGATAAATTGAGTAGAAATCCGTTTCGGTGGGATGAGCTGCCATTGATAACAAAATGAGAAAATATTTGCTCAATTTTAATTATTTTTATTGTTTTCGAGCAAATATTTGCTCAATTAATTCATTAAAGAGGAATGTAGTATGAACTTTACACGACTAACAGACGAACAATTAACACAAACACTTATCCCTAAGCGCTTCGTCCCACCTACCCCACTAGAATATGAAGGGAAAAATATGGTCTATGTTTTTGATAGTGAAGATTCTTTTAATTTAACTTATGATGAACTTGTTGAAATTATCAGTAAGGCTCGGATGACTGGGCCACAAATGATTCCTGTTTTGGGTACGGTTGGTGATTAATGAATAAAAATACATTTTCCATAAGTATTTTGATTATAGGCTTAATTTTAGCATTTCTTCTTTTTAGTATTTTTGGAATTTTATACTTCTATTGGGGCGATTTTAAAGCTGTACAAGATAGTCTATCGACCACAGGAAGCCTCTTTGGTGTTATCGGGACTTTAGGTGCAGCTGCTGTAGCTGCTTATTTGTTTAATGATTGGAGAGATGAAAAAAATTATGACTTAGAAAATTCCATATTAACAAACATTTTAATCGACCTAAAACTCATATATGTTGAATTACATAAAATTAGATCGGACTCTCACAACCTCAAAAAAATTGATAAATTTTTAATTATTAAAACAGATTATTTAGAAAGAGAAAGAATTGATATTTATAAATCCATAATTAGTCTTTTCCCCAATATAAAGATCTATAGCGAGATTAAAAAGGATGATACGTTAATTAACCTCTACCATTCTTTTGATAAACATTGTTTTATTATGGATGATTTTTATCGTGATCTTTTCTTTAAAAAGTATCAAAGATACTATGACTTAACAGAAGAGGTAAACTCAATCATCAAAGCGGGTTCGTCTAATTCAAAACGTAATTATGATATTTATAGACCCTATAGTGAAAATAGAAAAGATTCACTACGTATTGAAATTGCAGAAATTTTAAGATTCTTCGAAAAGGATGAACTGGTAGCGATTATAGATAACAAACCCCAGAATACCACTTACGAAACATGGTTAAATGAGACTATTAAACTTCACGATGAAATACGAGACTATTGCATAGAACACTTAAAAGTCACAGAAATGGAAAGGCAATAAAAACATTTTATAATATGGTGAAACATAAATATTAGTAATAGGGATTTTATGACAAAACCTTTAGTTCCACTTACACCTTGCCTAGAAGGCGAATCTGTAAAGGCTTTATTGAAAAAAATAGATTCTGAGTCAATGCCATTTTATGTTAGATGCCAGCCAAACCTATTAGGGATTGAGAATGAGTGCTTTCCCTTAGTTGATCAATACGTTCAAGATCATGGAGGAGAAAGAATTAATGGATGGTCACTTTGGGAACAACCTGGTCTTTATATTGAAGCTGAATTTCATGCTATATGGAAATCACCAGAAGGTAATTATTTGGATTTAAACTATCGTCCTCATACGACCGAAAATATCTTATTTTTACCTCAACCAGATTTACTTTATGAAGGATATCAGAGAAATAATATCCGCCTACCTTTAACTAATAATAAGAACGTACATGATTTTTTAAAAGTTAAAGACTATGAATATGAGTTTAAAAATAGAGGTAACAGAAAAGGAATGCATGGTGAAGTACATTTAACAGATCCTGATGAGCATATAGAATATGAAAATATAACGCATGCTTTGTGTATGTTGGGAATAGAAATAAGTCGACTAATTAAACCTCTTACGAACTATGATCCATGTATCTGTGGAAGTGGGAAAAAAGCTAAGTGGTGTCACAAACTTAAATAATACATAAATAAGCCCTCCTTAGAGGGCTTTTACACAAATGCCGACACTCACATTGTTATTGATCGTGTGGGCTGTGCATCCTGATAATAGAATGCACAGCAATATTAAAGCTTTCATGACATCCAGCTTTTAATTTTAGTTAGATTGGCTTTACGATCATCCAAGCCATTTGTACCGCCATTAATACGGCGTGTAATAGTTAGCACATCATCACGATCAGCAAGCTCATTCAGCCCATTGTTTACCCAAAATTTACAGGCAACCAGAAAACCAATACTTGGTATTGCTACAAGTTCGGGATGAGCTTCAAAATCAATACCTAATACTCTGCCATACTTTTGATAGTTCGCTCGTCCAGTTAATTGGATAGGTCCACGGCCCTTAAAGCGGACTCCATCACCAGCCATAACATTACCGAGATCTTTACGGCCCTCGTACGCTGCACCAGTTGCGATTTCTTCCATATATCGAAAGTTACCTGACTCATGTGTAAGCTGAGCTATGAAATGAGCAAAGCGTAACTCGTTATACAAAATTGCATATTCTTTTAAATGCACATTTGCAGCTAAAGCAAGTTCTTCAGCTCGGCTTTGATTTGCACCAAGCTTCTTGAATAAAGCTGTCAATGTGCCACGTCCTATTTTCCCATCGACTGCAACACCAAGGGTTTTCTGTAAATTACTAAAGTTCATTTCACTTTTCCTAAAAATAAAAAAACCGCCCGAAGGCGGCATTAACTGTTTTCGATATCACTTCTGGCTTTCTTAACTTCTTTGATTACTTCAATAATCGTTTTACCTTCCTGCTTATTGATAAAATTAAATGTCCACCGTACTAAAGCCCAACCAGGAATACCGCAAACGAAGAAGAATCCACCAAGTGCCATCATCCCCCATACATCAGTAATCCATTCATGAAGACCCCACTTCACAATAATGAATGAGCCACCTGCTAAACTTGATACGACTGTACAAATAAGACCGACAGCCCACTCTTGAGGTGAGCGTGGCATACGGGTCATTAATACAACTGCCGCAACTAAAGCGACTGCTAAAGTCACCATAATTGCTGCACCATAAAATTTTAATAATGCTGTTAAACCGCTAGTGGAAACTGGTTCCATGTACTTCTCCAGAAAATATAAATAATAAAAAAGCCCCTATTAAGGGGCTTCAATGTTTTTAACTTATGCAATTAGCTTAATGAGTGGTGTAATAGCATCCGCTTCTTCGTAATAACCACCAGTATCAGGATGCACACCGTTCGTTTGTTTAATTACAGTCTTAGTGTTACGTGAATTGACAGCTACAGAAGCTTCTGGGAAGTTATTTGCTGAATCTACGTTAATACCTCCACTTAGAGTGTAAATTCTATTAGCTTCTTTTGGCTTGTAGTATGCGAAAAGAGCGTCATTGAATGCGGTAATATTCTTACATGCACGGCGTGACGTTTGGCCATTAAGATAGTTGTTGCCGAATGCATCTTGGCTCGCGTAACTAGGTGGAGCACATACAGCCACTTTTATATTTGCATTTACAGCAAGTATTGAGTTAATCAATAAATCTAACTTAGGAAAAGCAGTAGCACAGAAATCAGTTACTGCTTGATCTGACGTTAGGCCAAAAGTGTCATTGATACCGAGCTGAATAATTACAACATCAGGAGCAGTTAGGCCGTAAACAGTCAAGTAGTTTTGATAGTCAATGGCTGTACCATTCCAGAAGGGATTCCCCGATTGCGATTGCACATTACTAAATGAAATAGAGGTATCACCTACCGCAGCGGCATCTTTTTTAGTCAAAGTGCCAGTAGAGCCATTAACAGGCGCAGTACCAGTATAGCTACATAACAATGTACCCGCACCGCCAGACAAATTTGATTCTTGAATAGTGAACTCACCGCCGTTATACGTATATATAGTGGCGTTAATAGCTGGCGCTGTAGTAATACCACTAACTGTAAATAAGTAGTACGTTCTACCCGCTGTTGTATAGTCGTTAATCGTCCATCCGCCGCGACCTTCATGTTTATTTAGCCCAGTTCCACGAGTTCCTATCAACGTTACCGCCATAGAGTCAGCGCTAGCATTGTTTAGGATACCCTGTGTAATAGATCCAGCCGCAACAAGTGAATCGCCAATTACTTGTATCTTCTTGGTGTTACCTGCGTTAGCTGTTTTGGCAACAAGAATTACTTGCGTAGAGGCAGTTGCTAGAACGTCACCGGTTCGCTTATCAAGACACGCTAGCGTCAACGCATATGTGCCAGCAGCATCTGTGCTAGCCGGTGTCCAGCGCCAGCCACTAACCTGATGAGCGCCTTTGGTACACGTAAAGTCATAGTCATAAAGCGTATGATCGATACCGATTGTATGCGGTAAGAAAATATTACTTTGTAGACCTTCTAAAGCGTAAATTTTAGGCGGCAATACGAGCTTAGGTGTAAATGTGGGCTGTGGAGTTCCACCACCGCTGTTAAGCAGCTTAAATAGTAACTGAAAGCCAGCGCTGACAAACGCTGTCGGTGTAGTCGGCGGATTAGGTATTGACGTAACCGATATACCTGCTGCGCCCCAATCAGCAGTACTTGAAGATATGTTAAAGCCGCGAGACTCTAAGTTGCCAGTAGCAGTACCGAAATATCTGAGATTGATAATCTTAATTGTCTCTGATCTAAACACAATAACAAATGGTGTGTTTGGCGGTATGGAAATTACTTGATCTAGCTGTATCTCTTGTGCTGCACCTGAATCAGCAGTAGGAAAGTTCTTGCATAAGCCTGAGTAGTCAGGACTGTTTACGTTAGCCTGTAGTACAGATCCGCCGCGAAAGTCTGTTTGAACTTTAGCTCCGTAATACACTCGGTACTGAATAGGCTCAGCTGTAGTACACCACATGTTTGCTTTGATGTAGTTAAAGTTTACGCCACCAGCTCCACTATTATTGTTATAGCCAACATAAGGGGAAGTGTTCCAAAGAACTGAGCCAGTTAGTTCACTTGCAGTGAATTGCTTACCAAAGTATTTATCTTGCGATATATTGTTTAGTGCCCCAGCAATAGCCGATGCTAGCTCAGTCTTAGCTGTGTATAGCAAGTCATTCTCAGCTTTAAGCGTAGCTGCATCTTTAAATGTTATCCAGCCATGCCATACGCCTGATTCATATTGCTTGTTTACATAGAACGCTTTGTCCTGCCCGTATGGAGTAATACGAACTTCTTTGTACCCACTATTTGCTGTATAGCCTACTTCCACCTTACCAAACTTCAATGGCATAGTCGGCATATTAAGCAATGAGTTGCCGATTGTTATTAAAGGTATGTTATAGCGACCTACTGGCAGCGCTAAGACGTCTTGACCTGTCGTCAGAGCAGTCATTGTTGAGAACTGCGTAGACTGTAGAACATAACTATCCCATGTTGTAGGAAAGTTACCGCTAGACTGCAATACCTTACGGAAGAAAGGAGCGTATCCATCTGTGTAAGGATAAAATATATGAGTAAGGCCCGAACTTTTAGCACCTGCTGAGTCAGGGTTATAAACTATAAGAACACCTTGTGCTAAGTTCCCTCCCACATACAAAGGACCGTTTACTACTTGAGTACTCGATAGATTTGCTCCCCAGTGGTAGTAAATACCTTGCTTTGTAAAGTTATTAAAATCGTCACCAGCAACAATTTTAATTGGCTTAAATAGTGGATTAGCATTTACAAAGTTAATTGCCCGGTTATATTCACTTAATCCGGTACTAGTCCAATAACTGCCTGATGGTGAACCATCTGGCTTGTTCCAGAACCAAATAACATCCGTATCTTCAGCTTTAGCATATTTTTTTGGTTCTAAAGGTCTAGTTGCAAGTAATTCAGCTTCAGTTGTAAAACCCTCCATTAAACCCGCAGCGATAACTTGCTGAATAGCTTCTTGGGCTTCTGTATCAAATTCAGATAATGCAGAATTAACATTAGTTAATGCTGTATCCACATTAGTCTGCATATTAGAAATATCGGCAATAATTTCATCGATTTTAGTTAAATCTACTTTACCATCGAGCAAGCCAAGGACTTTTCGTAGAATTGCCAGGATATCGGAAGCATTATTAATATTTGCTAAAACCGCATTCCAGTTTGTTGCCATCTTTTAGGATCTCCACGCAACAAAAAAACCGCCGGAAGGCGGTTATTAAATTTTTAAATAAAATTAGTAATAGACAACTACTGTACAAATTTTGGGAGTATAAGCACCTTGGGTGTTATCGCCACCAAAGGCGCCCATTAAGCGAAATTTAGTAGATGTCCGTGCGAAGTCTTCACGCTCTTGTAAGCTGACAGCATCAGCACGATTACTCGTTCCAGTGCAAATAACTCCGTAATCAGTGTCTGGGGCATTTTCACTTAATGTGAACTCAATCTGGCCATTTCCGCTGTTAGTTACCGAAGCAAATCCACGACTTTTGACTAAATCAAAGCTTGCGCCATTAAGCCGGATAATTGCGATTGCTTTCTCGCCTAAAGTTCCACCATCTTTAGTATCAATCGTAATATCTTGAGATCCATCGAAAGTTCCTTCTCCTTTTACAACTCCTGTAAAAGTAATCTTTCGACCTGTTTCTAATTTTGCTGCAGAAACAGCATTAGCACTTGCATCTAGTTTGCCATCAACAATTTCATTGATCTTTTTGGTTAGTGAGTTAAATAACCAATTGAACCATTGACGAGCTGGCTTTTTATTTGATGGGAAGCCGCTCAATAAAGTTAACCCATCGGTATTTTTTGGCCCATTAAGGCTAAATTCTTCTAACTTATCCATCTACTTCATCCGAAAAAATTAGCTCAACTCCGCTTGGTAATGGAAACAACAAGCGAACTAGTTCTTTATCTATGGGTTGAAACTCGGCAAGAAATTCAAACATAACAGTCATATCTCTGTTGTCTTTTAATTTGAAAGGCACATCAGTCAATAACTTGCAGATTTCAAATGCTTCATCGAGTGTGCAATCGCAGTTATTAAGCAAAATCTTTGCTTTCACTACAGAGGGTAATTTTTGAGGTGGGATACTTTGGCCACGGTAACTGCTTACACCTGATTCACGCCAAAAGCCGCCAATATCAGGATCATCCGTCTCACCAAATGTTAGTGACTCAGGTTGTCCCTCAAAGCCAAAGAAAGGAAGAGGCACAATGTCAGGTACAACAGTTGGAGCTCCCACCCATTCAGCCAAAATATTTAATTGATCCCCACTTGCTGTATCTAAATCAAACTTTTCATTCATGCTTTGCAGCACGTTCATGCAATCAATAATCGGCTCGATCGATACTTTGACCGTCTCATTAAAGTTTGGTTTTGACCGGTGTTCATTAATGATCAGATTCAAGTAATCATCTGTTTGCATTAACCACCTCCAGCAACACTGATCTCGATATTGTCTGAATCACAATAGGCCACGGCGTTAAAATCTAAGGTGTAATCACCTTCTACCGGTACACCATCTACAGTTAATTGAAGGCTTTCAATTTCATAAGACCTTGCATCTAATGCACCGTATAAACCTGCTGGTACATACAGCTTATTAATTGCGATCCGGTCCCCGATATCGAGCTGGTTAATGTAATCAGCTGAAGCACTCTTTATTTGCTCCCCAATATCTACCGTGTAATCTGAATTAGTCGTTAATTCAAAACGGATACCAATAGACTTCTGAATAGGTCGCCAATACTCAATTGAGACAGGATCACCGTATACCGTTGGACGAATCACAGTAGTATTTCCGTACAGATCACAACCAGGTGCCTTCTTTACTCGAATCGTCTCAGCAATCAATTGATCATCTCCACCAGCTACGACAACGGCCAAAGAGTTTGGCGGCAAGCCTAGCGGATCATTAAATGATTTTTGATTTTCATAAACCTTACAACGGCTCACACCATCAAGACTAAATAGAGCTCCTAGAATCCCCTCTGTATAAGAACGCGAAGGAATGGCCGTTGATAATGCTTGGCGTTGACGTAATTTAGTGTTGCTTTCGACCGGAGCACCTAAGGTGGATGCCTGCGGATTGTTTACGGATTGCCATCCGCGCGTAGGTGTTGAAATAGTAGTAATAGCATTGGGCAGCGCTAGAATTGCTCCAGCTTTTTCAGCTATAGCAGATACAACAATTTCCCCTTCTGCTGGGATAAGAATCTGTGCCGGCAATAACCAACGATTATTATTTTTGTCGCTCACAATACCGTTATTAATGATTGTCCCTGCAACACCAACCAATACCACCGAAACACTTGATTGTGTAGCCACTGCACGGCGAATACCATTAATCTTTACATTACGCGATAGCGCATCAGTATCGGCAGTACTCGGCGACATAGAGTTATAAGCATTTATAACTTCAGCATTACAGTCAGCAATTGCACGTGCGATAACACCAATCCACTGACCATCTTGACTATCGTTTTCCAAGTAAACATCTTGGCCGTAAATTCCTCGGTACTTATCCTTTAGGTACTCGACAATTTCACTATAAGTTGCAGCTGTAGCACCATACTGATTAATTACAGGGGCTATGCTAGTTAATGCCATCTTTAAATCTCCCCTTGTAAACTGGCTGAACCGTAAATCGTTGTAATGGTTGATTGAATCGATAGCTTTCGTGTCTCACCATCAAATTGACTATCAAACGAATCGACTCTTAAAACACCCTGAGTGCTTAAAATGCGCTGTCGAATCATGAGCTCAAACAAATGGTCGGTGAATTTCCCTAAAACATCAGTGCTCCATCCTGTGCCGTCTGAAGTATCAGCAAACCATTCACCTACCCAAAATTTAAGGCGAGTCATTACCGCCTGCGCTACACCCTCAGGTGTATTTATATGGAAATTGTTTTGACCTTGGCCAAAGCTATAATCCCCATCATCATCTAACTTTCTATAGCGCATAAAAAAAGCCGCCTTTCGGCGACCCCTCATTTATTTATGGTTTTGGTGGACCAGAATCACCACTACCGGGTTGAACTCCAGAATGGTTATGGTCTGAACCTACATTGATATCATTGTTTGTCAGCGAGCCTAAGACACCCAATCCATCT